AGGAATATTAGGTACTCTTAAACGAACACCACAAGGCGGCGTTGGTTTTGAATGGGCAGATATAAAAGGAATTAAACCTTCTTCAATGGACTCTGCTTTTATTAGCGGCGTTGAGTACGTTATTGAAGGTGGCTTTGATGGTTATGTAAGACAGCAAGAAAGTGACACTGTATTTACTTTTGATGGGGAAAACATTGTTGCTCTCTATCGCTCACCGGATTTATCCTTGGGTGATTCAGGCATTAGAAAGTTAATGCAACGAGTTATCCTTAACTATGCAGTAGAAGGCACGATTGCTGCTGAGTTAAGAATTAGGTATGACTCAGATTCTATTAATGTTCCACAACCGGACCACCTAGACATTACATCCCCCGGTGGAACTGCTGTGTATGGTGCTACTGCTTCTTTATATGCCAATGCTGTTTACGGTTCTAGCGGTACTCCTGTCTTTAGACAATCAATCGAAGGTTCTGGTTTTCTTATTGCAGTAAAGATTAATCATAACAGTTCAAATAGACCCTTTACACTAAACTCTTACCAGTTTGAATTTACACCCGGAGGAAGACGATAATGGGTACAGGTTACGTAAGGCGCAGTACAACTGAGATAGCCACAGGCGAGGTTATCGAGGCTGCTGATTTTAATAATGAATTTAACGACATTGTTAGTTCATTCACAGCATCAACTGGGCATAGCCATGATGGCACTACTGCTGAAGGCGGTGATGTAACTAAGCTACTGGGTACAGCAATTACCATTGGTGATGGCTCTGCTGGTGCGGACATTGTTGTAACCTTTGATGGTGAGACAACTGATGGTGTGCTTACTTGGATGGAAGACGAAGATCACTTTAAGTTTAGTGATGACATTGTTATAGATAGTACAAAGCGACTGTACTTTAATGACGAGGGTGGTGAGTACATTCATGGCGACGGTACAGATTTAAATCTTGTATCTGGCGCAGACATCAACATTCCTGCAAGCATTGGGCTAACCTTTGGTAATGATGGCGAAAAGATTGAGGGCGATGGAACTGATCTTACAATTGCTGGTAACAACATTAATCTTACTGCTGTAGCTGACGTTGTTATTCCTGCTGATGTAGGCATTACATTTGGTGATGCTGGAGAAAAGATTGAGGGTGATGGCAGTGACTTAACTATCTCCTCTTCTGCTGTACTTACTCTTGATGCTGGTGGTAACATTGTTATTGATTCAGATGGTACTGTAGACGTTAACTCAGTAGGTGTCCTAACTTTAGACTCTGGAGCAGCAATTAATATTGAGCCTGCTACTGGTTCAGCAATTCTATTAGATGGAACTATTAGCATAGATGCTGGCGTTGTTACTGGGGCAACTTCGATTACTTCCACAGCATTTGTTGGAGATGTTACAGGTGATATAACAGGCACAGCCGATGTGGCTACAGTTGCAACTACTGTTACTATCACTGATAATGAATCTACAAATGAAAGTAACGCTATTATCTTTACCGCTGGCGGTGATGTTGATGGTGGCAATATAGGTTTAGAGTCAGATGGCACCCTAACCTACAACCCCAGCACAGGTAAGATAACGGCCACAGGCTTTATTGGTGCGTTGACTGGTGATGTTACAGGTGATGTTACAGGTACATCCGATGTAGCTACGGTTGCAACTACTGTTACTATCACAGACAACGAATCAACCAATGAGAGCAATGCTATTATCTTCACTGCTGGTGGGGATGTAGACGGTGGCAATCTAGGACTAGAGTCAGACGGAACATTGACTTATAATCCCAGCACAGGTAAGATAACAGCTACAGGCTTTATTGGTGCTTTAACCGGCGATGTTACAGGTGATGTAACAGGTACAGCAGATGTTGCGACAGTTGCAACCACCGTTACTATTACTGACAACGAATCCACAAACGAAAGTAATGCTCTTATCTTTACTGCTGGTGGAGATGTAGACGGTGGTAACCTAGGGCTAGAGTCAGATGGAACACTAACTTACAACCCTAGTACTGGTGTTGTAACTGCTACAGGATTTGTTGGTGCTTTAACTGGTAACGTCACAGGCAACGCAAGTGGTACAGCCGCTACTGTTACAGGCGCTGCTCAGACTGCCATTACAAGTGTTGGTACTCTTACTGGTCTTACAATCTCAGGCGATCTAACAGTTAGTGGCGACGACATAACAATGGGTACAAATACCAGCGGTCACATTCTGGTTGCTGATGGAACTAACTACAATCCTGTTGCAGTAAGTGGTGACGTAGGTATTTCAGCGGCTGGTGCAATAACCATTGCAAGTACTGCTATTGAAAGCGGAATGCTTAACAACAACATTATCTCAGGTCAAACCGCACTAGCTTCTGGTTTGGCAACTACAGATGAAATACTAGTGAGTGATGCTGGAACTCTTAAACGTGTGGATGTAAGTGTTCTTACAGAAATTACTGATGGTTCGGCAACTGCTCTTGCGATTGCTTTAGGTTAACAAAACAGAGGAATGAAAAATGGCTAATACTTTTAAAGTTATAACCAAAGCAGGAGTAACATCAGCAGATGTAATCTACACTGTTGCAGGGAGTACGACTACAGTTCTTCTGGGCATCATGCTAGGGAACACTACGAGTGGTGCTACTACTGCAACGGTTACTCTTACATCTGATACATCAAACAGATCAGGAGCTAACAACGAAGCTAACCAAACGGTTGAGTTAGTTACCAATGCTCCACTACCAGTAGGCAGTTCTCTTGAACTGTTAGCAGGTAACAAAGTAGTTATGGAAACTACCGATACCTTGAGCCTAACTGGGAGTGCGGCTACGGATATTATTCTGTCGGTTATGGAGATTACCTAATGGCATACCTTGGGTCAACACCAGCAAGAGCGCCATTGTCTAGCGCACAGATTGAAGATGGTACTGTTGATACTGCTGATCTTGCAACGAATGCTGTTACTACGGCAAAGATTACAGCCGGTAATGTTACTACGGCAAAGCTTGCCGCTAGTTCTGCACTTATTGGTAAAAACATACTTATTAATGGCAGTCACGAAGTAGCTCAACGAAGTGCTGCGGTAACAGGTATGGGTGCTGCTAGTGGCTACACTCAAGTTGATATGTGGCATATAATAGCTTCAGGAACTGCCGGTCGAGTAACAGGAAGTCAAGTAGCTGGTCCTCTTGCTGCAACAGGCCACGCCAAAGCTGTAAAAATTGACGTAACTACTGCCGATAGCAGCGTGGCAAGTGGTGATATTATGTCGCTTAGAACTACTGTCGAAGCGCAAAATCTTCAACAGCTACAGTGGGGAGTTGCAACAGCAAAATCTGTAACTGTATCTTTTTGGATGAAAAGTCCCAAATCAGGCACGCATTGTGTATCTATTTACCAAGAAGATGACGGACGATTTTTTATTAAAGAATTTACCATTGCATCTGCTGATACCTATGAATACTTTGCTATAACATTTCCCGGTGATACTGGCGGTGTTATTGACACAAATAATGGAGCTGGCATTCGCATTGATTGGCCTTTAATTTGTGGCTCGGGCGAAGCTGGATCAGCAGGTGCGTGGACTTCTGGAGGTAAATTTGCAACTAGTAATCAACAAAATTTGCTCGACAACACATCTAACAATGTTGAGTTGGCAGGAGTTCAATTAGAACTAGGCACGGTTGCTACAGACTTTGAGCATGAGCCTCTTGGTGTGACGTTGGCAAAGTGTAAGCGTTACTTCGAGCGTAGGGCCTACATAACAAACGGGGTAGTCGCTGTTGCCGTTGCGGGAAGCACGACTGCATTTCTTTGGGCTGTTTATTTTGAGGTAGAAAAACGAGTTGCCCCAACCGTGACGCTTACCGGCCAAGTTTACAGCGCCTTAGGCGGTAGCGGAAATTCGTCATCAGAAACAATTGCAGAAGTGTCGCCCAACAAATGTCGCATCTCGGCATCCATATCTAGTGGTTTGACCGCCCACAATGCAATCTTAGCGACATCAACTGGCGCAATGACAATTGACGCTACGGCAGAAATGTAGGAGTATTAATATGCAATACGCTGACAAGGAAAAGACAAGCATTGCGGTGTCCATTGGAAACGGCAAGTTCAAGTTTGTTCCGGTTGCCCCCGGAAACACTGACTACGACAAGATTGTAGAAGACGGCACGACCATAGATGACTATGTAGCTCCTGCCGAAACAATGGAAAGCATCAGAGGCAAACGCAACCAACTACTAAAAGACACCGACTGGCAAGGCATGAGCGACGTAACAATGTCAGACGCACAAACAGCATACAGGAAAAAGCTTAGGGACTTGCCAGCAACAAATGCTGATCCTACTAAGATTGTATTTCCAGATGCACCGTAACACAACAGGGAATTAAATATGCCTTATATCGGAAATGACATTCAATTTGGTGAGCTAACCAGCCAGACGTTTACTGGTGATGGTTCAACTGTTGCATTTACAATGGGCTACACTGTAGCTAACACCACATCTATCTTGGTGACTTCTGGTAATGTAGTTCAAGAACCAACCACAGCTTATACTGTTGCTGGAACGACACTCACGTTTACCTCTGCACCAGAAGATGGTGACACAATTCATGTAAGGTTTTTGGGTCGTGTTGTTGATGTTGCAAATGCAGCCATACTTCAGGACAGCGATCAGGACACTAAGGTACAAGTTGAAGAGAGTGCCGATGAGGATGTTATTCGCTTCGATGTTGCTGGTGCAGAAAAGTTACTTATTGCAGGTAGTACTGTAACTATAAATGAGGACGGCGGTGACGTTGATTTCCGAATTGAGAGCGACACGAATACCAACGCCTTCCACGTTGATTCAGGTAGGTTTAGTGGTGTCGGCTCTGTAGGTATAGGCCGTGCGGCTGACGCTACCGTAGACGTATTGATTGGCAACCAAGCGGTAACCGCTGGTGGGAACGCCTCGCATTATCGCTTGCGTGTTGTGCCAGAAGGTGCGGTGACAATACCGTCTGGAACAGCAGCAGAAGTCGCTACACTTTCAGTGTTCGAGCCAAACATCACTGCGACAGGTACGGTAACTACGGCAGCGTCAGTTTGGATACACGGCGCTGCGACAGAAGCGACTA